TTAAACAATATGTCGCTTTTTATATTCATCATTTTTATCAGTTTGATTAAAGAGCCGTGCATAAATAATTTCTAAATACTTCATTGGATAAATGATATATTTCACTATCCGGTTAAATGCGCGGGATCCAAATAGATATGTTATTCCTAATGCCATCGTAAAACATAAAATCAATCGCGTGTCAGGGTTTTGCTCGTTTAACCAGCTATTATGAGTAAATAGCGGGAAGACAAAGATCATATGAAATAAAAAGATCGCAAGAGAGTTTTCTCCCCATTGGGTCAACTTGTTTTTGCCAGCACCAACTGTATTTAATAGTAAGTAAATGCCTAACACAGCTAAGAAATAATGAAAAAATACAATCCCTGTATAACTATGATTTTCTATATGGAACTTTTGGTAGCCAAGAAAACCAAAAAACAGCTGATCAAATTTATCATTATGCTCATCTAAAATAATGAATACCAATACAGAGACAGATAATATGAAAAATAGTTTAAACTTTAATTTGTCTAATGAACTGTAGATGTTAGACATCAGATTTCTAGAACAATAATAACCTGCCAGAAAAAATGGAAGAAAAACAAAAGTTCTTAATATAGAAAGGGTTTGCGTATGCATATTGCTATAATATATTTTGATAAATTCTATAACCTGATCTGCATAAAATCTGGAATAAAAACTTAGCCCCAACAACAAGATCAGTAAAGCCGGCTTTAAGATTTTTCTCCTGTTTATTTTCTTTAAGGTAATAGCCAACGTATACCAGCTGCCCAGACTGACAATATACCATAAATGAGTATGCGGACTGCCATAAGTAAATTGAATGACAGAAAAGTTACCTGCGTAGTAACGATATACGCAGTAAAAGGTTTGAAAAATAACATATAACAGAATGAGGTTGATGACTTTTTTGATTAATGGCCTTTTGGAAAAATGACCATTTAGAAAAATAAAAGCAGGCATATGGAATGAATAAATGAATTCAATCATATTTTCCAGCCCGCTTTTACTAACACCCAGCAGATGGGCAAATACAACCAAAAATATCAATACGCCTTTGACATTATTTAATTTCATATCTTTTTGCACAGTATAACCACCCAAAATACAAATTCATCATATTTAGTATGGTTTTACTAGCAGGCGTTGTCAATGTTTTCTTTTTCTACAAAACTAATAAAGCACCGATCTTCTCTTTTGTCGCAGGCCCGTATATACCGTCGGCGGTTAAACCGTTAACAGACTGAAAACGGGCAACCGCGTCAGCTGTTTTCGGTCCGTAAATGCCGTCAATTCCGTTGTTAACAGCTCCTTTATCAGGGTAAAAATAGAGAGCGGCCAGTGCTCTTTGCACCTGAAAGACGTGTTCTCCTGAGGTAAATGGTGTTGTCAATTGAATGATGCCATCTGGAAGCGGATAGAGCTCGGGTTCTGCAGCGTACGATGGCGCACTGACAATTAACACTTGACCGACCTGAATAAAATTCGGATCTTCGATATTGTTCCACTCTTGCAGCTGAGCTACAGTAACACCGAACATTCTCGCTATAGATGTAAGCGTGTCACCTTGTTTCACGACGTAAGTTTGGCTGCCGCCTCCCCCAATCCCTGCTTTAAACGTATCCCACGTATCCAACAGCTTGCGGGGACATTCCTTGCCAGACCAATACTTATGGGGTACAACGTTAGCAAGGCTGATATCGTGCTCAGCCATCAATGTTTTGATCAGCCACTGGGCATTTGCTGTAGCTTGCGCAAAATCCCCATCGGCATTTTCACAAATTTCAATCCCGATCGAAGCCCGGTTGCCGCTGCCGTTTCCGTCTCCCGCATGCCAGCCGTTTTCATTTAAAGGCAAATGCTGATAAATTTCTGTATCGTCAACTGTAAAATGCCAGCTTGTCGTCGTATCAGGATTTTTCAAATAGCGGGCATGCGCCGCAGCATCGGCCCCGGCTGCGGTGTTCGCTGTATTGTGCACTGTAATGTAAAGAGGTGTCATTGCGTAGCCTGGACGGTTATTTGCCCCTACTGGGATAAAGTCTTGAATAATGTTAACCATTTTCATCTCTCCTTATTTCGTCAGATTATTTTCCTTTAACAAGTCACGCTGTTTTTTCCCTTTTTCTGTTACATAATTGTTTTTAAACCAAGCGGCAAGTGTCGTTCCAATAGTGAAAATGACAGATCCGGCCGAATAAAGAGCGTCAGCAAGCTGATTGACCTGCTCCTCCTGAATGTCCAATGGTGATTTGCCAAGCATCATCATGGTCTGGTTGATTAATGCAACCAAAAGAAGCACCGTCCTGATGACCGTGCCTTTGTCATACGTTTTCATGAAAATCCCCCTCTAATGCTGCAGCAGGTTGTACATAATGGCGATCGCTCCGCCAATGATCCCTGTGCACACTGCTGTGATGATAGCACCTGTGATGGTGCGTTTAATCCATGTTGTATTTTCTTCAATTTTGTTTAATTTTTCGTTCAGCGTCATAATTTGCTGATCTTGCCGGTCAGACACGCGTTCTAATGCGGAAACCCTCTGCTCAAGGGCTTTGTGCTCACCTTTCATGTCTGCTAAATCTTGCTGAAACACATTTACATCTATCTCTTGCTGCATCATTCACTCCTCCTTTACATGCGGATCACCTCCCTTCCGAGGGCCGAAATGGTTATGAAACAGCGGTTCCTTTTATCGAAAGAGTCCCGCCGGTGATACTGGCGATCTCCATGATGATTTCCTTAAACCCTTTAATATCGAAGGCCCATGCCTCAGCTTTCCCTAACGTACTGCAGGCAGCGGAGGCATCATCAGATTTAACGCCTCTGATCGGAAGTTTCTGTCCTGACATCGATTTGCCCCAAAATTTGACCTCACTCGTTTCCGCTGTGCCGTATACTTCAACGAGTAAATGAGAGGCGCCGTTCGCGGATAAAGCGGTGCCCTCGCCAGCAGACTCGGCATTTTCATGAAAGACATGGTCAAATGTGTTGCTGGCTTTTACTTTCAGCCGTCCATCGCCTGTCTGAATCTCCGATAAGTCAATCTGCAAAGGGGCTTTTTGATTTACACGAATGTCCATTTCTCCCGCGCCGACTGATTGGTATAATACAAACTCTGATTGCTGAAGATTCCCGTTCACATAGCGGAAGCGGTAATAGCGTTTAGAAAGATACACCCAGTCCGTCTCCGTCAGGACACCGACTGCGACATTAACTGCTGCTGTCGTCGTCCAAGCATTATTATTATCACTTTCTTCTATGAAGAGCGTACCTTCACGATCTGCATACGCCCAGCCCTTTACTTTCGAAATCAGCACTGCGCCCAGCCTATCTTGCCCGAGCTGACTGTATGCCTCAGTCGCCTTTAAGGCAGCGTTTGTTAAAATCTCCGCTACACCCGACAAATTCGAAACAGGTGTCACGAAATCATTTTTTTCTCCTCTATAGGGCTTTACAGCTCCGGCTTTTCCAGTCTTATCGAGAGGAAATTCATATTGATACTTCACCATCTTCATCCTCCTTTTTATCTAAAAACAGGCAAAATAAAAAAGCCTTACATGGCTTTACCGGTAATTTCTTTATACTGGTCAGAAGTGATCAGCTTTTTGTTCACACCTTCTGCCAGATCCTCAATTGAACAGTCCTTATATGCTACGGCCTGTTTGACCATATCCGTTGTCGCCCACTCATAATAGAGGGCAAGCACCCAATAATTCATTCAGCATGATCTCCTTTCAAGGAAAGTAATGAAAGCTTTATATCTGACAGCTCGCTCCCTAATGTTTTGTTCAGTTCTTCAAGCTGCTTGCGTGCCAGCTTTTCCTGTGACAATTCCTGAGCTAGGAGTTCCACCTGATCAGGCGGCTCATACGGTGGGTTTTTTTGCAGCTCCTCCCACCAGGATTCGAGTTCTTTTTGGGTTGGGATGGGGGCGCGCAGGTTCCATTTTTCAATATAAGAACCATTGCCGTCATTCCTCAGCTCAAAATCCTTTCTTGCCACAGCGTCAGGGTATTTGTACATGATTGCGTCGTATAATATCATTTTTGTATCTCCTATCGTACAGGATAATTTCGGCCGCCAATTTCTGTTATATCAAAATAGTTATACCAGCCTAAACTATCTGTGATATAGCGTTGTGTCTGCCCGTTATATCCGACATATAAATAAATCTCAATATAGTCTCCCTTATTGACAGATACTGTTGCTGCACCATATATACCTATATTAATGTTCGTATTATCTTCGGGATTCGAAGGGCTTATTCTATAATGTGCGATGTTTTTATATCTACTACCATTTACATATATAGATGTTTCATAGTTTGCATATTCTAGATAATTTTCTATATATATACCAGCATTGACTAAATACATTCCGTCATTTGGTACAATAAAACGGTTGTTTGTAGGATCGAAGCAATTATGGCTGTCTTTTATTTTCCTATTGAAATTAACTTTTTGAGACTCGCCTTTTATTAACAACTGTTTTCCAGTAGTACCAATATTCGCGTGAGCAAATCCAGAAATTTTCTGCCAAGCCGTCCATCCTGAATCTACCCACCAATGGCGGATCCAAGAACCTGTGTTAGTAAAGTAGGTGCTAGATTCATTTCCAGTTCCATAAAAATACTGAGTAAATCTATTGGTACTGTGTTTTTCATTTTTTACAATACCATAGGTAAGCGGGTATCCTGTTGTGTTATTTGCTCCTATATCCATAAAAGTCAGCCCAGCTGGATACTCATTGCCGCTTGTTCTAGCGTCTTGAATTGCATTGGATCCTGTAAGAACTGTTAATTTATTATTCGTATAATTAGAGTCAACATAGTTTTTAGCATCAGCTAAAGCTTTATCTGCTTTACTTTGTGAACCTTCTAATGTTTCCAATGTATACCAATTGGTATAATCAGTACCATTAACAGCTACCCTTGTATAAAGTGTTTTCGTAGAGATGCTAAACCAATCTTGACGTGTAGCCCATTTATTTGCAGAAGGGTAGATAATTAATAAACCTGTTCTGTTATCATTTAGCGGAAATTGATTTTGCAATACTGGATTTGCATTCATGTAATTAGTGTCTAAACGATAAGTGCCAGGCGGAAGATTTAAATCATTTGCATCGGTTATTGAATTTAATGGTCTAGTAATAAAGGCGGTGCTGTTAGTATAATCTTTTGATTGACTGAAAGCAGTATCAGCTTTTTTCTGCGCACCATCCGGCGTTTCTTGTTTAACATTCTCAACATTTCCGAGGCCTACTTGTTGTTTAGTAACAGAATGGGGATTAGTTTTATCATTTTTATGGAGTTCTAAAACAGATTGAACTTTATCTACAATGTCGGTTGTTGCAATTTGTTTCCACCCTCTAAATTCACCGTCAGTGTGAACCATTCCAATCCACATTGTAATGCCCCAACTTTGGTATGCTACTATTGTTTTCCCTCCTGAACCGCCTTCTATAATATCGTAGTTATACCAAGCTGAATCTCCTTCTATCGGATTGTTAACGACAGATTTACCAACTGCATAATAAAATCCAGAGGATAGTGTTAGAATATCGGTACCGTCTTGGAGTTGTATTCTTTTACCGTCATCTCCAGTAAGTTTAATTAGTTGTGCGGCATTCCATTTGTTTCTCTCACCTTCAGATACATGAACTTTAGTATTGCTTAAATGAGCATCAAAATCTGCTTGTGAGGCTTGTTTCATATTTACGACATTCCCAAGTCCAACTTGTGCTTTTGTTACTTGGTTAGGATTATCTCTTCGTGCAGCAAAACTATCTATATAGGCTTTTGCGTTGGCTTCAGCTTGATCTGCCTTATTTTGAGCTTCACTTGGAGTTTCTTTTGCATTCCAGTTTTCACGCTCTGTCGATGTAATATGCCGCACTTGATCTTGATCATGCTGGTCGAAATCCTTCTTCGCCGCTTGCTGCACATTATCCACATTCCCCAGCCCGACTTGCGCCTTTGTTGTGTTGTGGGGGTTGTTCATGTCGTTTTTGTGGGCAGCCAAATCTGTGTGGGCGTCTTTTATTCCTTTTTCCCAGCGGTTGACGTCGTCTTCGTTGATCGGGTCGTCGGGGAGCCAGTCTGTTTTTTCTTCGTATGCCATGTTTACACCACCTCAAAGGTAAATCTGAAATCGAGTGTTCTGTTTTCGCTGACGTCCAGATCAGTCTTTCTCTCTGTGATCACATTGCCCAGCTCGTCAAAAATTTGTACCGTTTCGATATGCTTGATGTCTTCCTCGCGTTTTGTCAGAACGGTGACTGTCGCACCGTCAATGGCGAGCTCTACTATTTCTGTTTTTTGGCCGTTGAGCAGCACGTGATCGATTCTGCTTTTTAGATCAGCCGCTGTGCGTTCTCTGTATATGGTTGAAATCAAGGTAAAACCACCTCATTGTTGTTAAGGGTGACAGAATAACCGACCTTCAGCTCACTAGCTGTTCGGTATCTGCGATGATTCAGGATGACTGTGTCTTTGATTTGAAGCGTCTCGTTTAATCCGCCTCTGAGCGTATACGCCAAATGAGCGGGCTTCATGTTTTCTATGGCTTCAATCAGCTCATTCATGTGCTGAAGGTCATCAATATTGATATCCACGTTAAATCGGTATTCGGCGGGAAGCAGGCGGACTTGTGCAGACGGGTTTTTCAAGAAACGGTTCACCGCCTGCTCAATGGCTTTGTAAGTGATTGGCGGGATGTTCGACATTTTGGAAATAAGCCGCAATCGTCTGATCTCATCGGTGTCGCCTGATTCCCGTGGCACGTTTAAAATCTTTTCCCAGCGGCTGAGCCCCCATGTCGCTGTCGGCACAAATAACTGATCCGTCAGATCAAATATGCTGTTATTCTGTTTATCAAACTCAGGCGCTTCCGCTTTCAGCAGCTCGGCCATTTCTTTAAGGCTGGTGAGAAACGGAGGCAGATACGCTGTCATGTCATCTAGTTTGCTCAATGATTTTCACCTGCCCAAGCTTAGGAATTTCCACATCGCTCAGCACCAGATTTTCAGAGGTGCCATTGATTTTAATATTGGAATAATCACTGACGGACGGTGAATTATAGACGATATTGTTAATTTGCGATAGGCGGATGACATTGTCTTCGAACGCCATTTTCTTAAAGAGATTTAAAACGCCCTCTTCAATTTCCGACTTCACTTCATCAATCGAGTGATTGATCTCAGGCAGCACTTCGGCCGAAATCTCAACTTCCTTCCAGACCGCGCTTTCCACTGTAACTACGGCTCCGATTGGCGCCTGCCCCTCCCCCTGTCCAGGTTCAGGGTCGATATAATCTTTCACTTTTTGAATTAAGATATCGGAAGCCGGCTCGAGATTGGCATTCGTGACGACAATTTTGACCGTGCCGTCCCCGTTCCAAAGCGGGAAGATCTTTGCTTTTCCAACACCGTCTACTTCTTCAGCCCACTCTTTATAATGCATTTTATTGGCGCTGACAGCCTCACGCCGAACCCTTGTAAAATACCGTTCTCTTAAGCTGTCGTCTCCTTCTTCCTCCCGTCCCGGAATCAGGATTTCTTTGACAATGGCTGTTTCTAAACCGGGAATGGTATCCAGTGACAGTAAATTGCGTCCGGTCAGATTGGCGTTTCCTGCTTCACCAGGTGTTTCACAGATGAGCGTCCCGTCTGCCATATATTGAAAATAAAGATTATCCACATAGAAGCGGGAGCCCGCGGGAATGGTAACTCCAGATGTAAACTCTCCCGCTCTGACCGCCTTTGTCGCGGCTGTCCGTTCAATCCCCGCTTCCGCTGCACGCCGGTCTAAAAATTCGCCTTGCGCGGTATCAGAGAAGACTAGCTCAAGCACAGTATCCAGCCATATATATGACTTCGCAAGCTCGGCTGCCGCCGGGGCTAACGCATTATAAATGACGCTGCCTTCTCTTGTGTCAATATCTGCGGAGATGCTGTTCAGCATACGCTCCATAATATCTTCAAAGGTTTGATCTTCAAACATCTTCGCCAATCACCTCCTCAATCTCAAGCGTCCCTTCATCTGTCTCAACCACAAAAGAAACATGAAACGCATCGCCTTGTTTTTCTATCTCAAAGTCTGTTACGGCAGATATCCGGTCGTCATAAACCAGCGCCTCTTCTATCAGCCTCGGAATCTCCATTTTTTTGTAGGCATCAGTCGTCTCGTGATCTGTAAGCACATCCTGAAGCTCATTTCCGACATTATGGCTGTATACGGAGTACGCATATCGTTCTGTTTGTAAGGCGATATACACGAACTGTCTGATCGCTTCAAGCCCGGTAATCAGTTCTTTTGTAATTCTTCCGTTTTCAAAATCTATTTTGTACGTTTGCGAGGTTTCAATGACTTCACTGTCATCTTCAAAATCCTCAAACTCCACTTCTGGTGTCAGGGCCATGGTGCCCACTCCTTTATGACAAGCTAAATAAAAACCCCTTCGTGCTGAAGCGGTTTGTCTATACTTTATCTAAAACAAAAAACGATTGACCGCCAGTCAGAGCCGCGGTCATAACGCGATCCCCCGGCTCGAGTGCATCGTCTCCTCCGGACTGCATCCGTTTTGGGATGATGATGGCGTCAGCCGGTATGATCAGTTTGCTGTTTTCTTTTAATTTGATTTCCACAGGAGAAACCGAAACGACTTCAGCCGGGAGCAGTTCCACCGGAGACTCAGCGTCAACTGCGCCGACGGCCAAATGTTTAATCGCCTCACTCAATCTCATCAGGAAACTCCTTCCGGCATGGTGTTCTTTTCGACTACATCAATGGTCATCGTATGTTTCGTTCCTTTAAACTCGTGCCGGTCCGAATCTACCCAATAGGTTTTCTTGACTCCGGCCTCCGGAATGGAAATATAGACAGGCAAGCCGCTCTGCACTTCCGGAAGGCCGACTGCCTGAATATTTTTCAGTTCTTTTTTCACGCCTTTTTTTTCAGCAAGGCGCACATCTGCCCGCTGCTGAAGCTGAGCCTGGTTGATGTCATCTGTGACCGTTTCCGTATATTGAAGCACACCGTATTTGTTTAAGCCTGAACTGTCCTTGGCAGACGCTTTATACGTCTTATTGTCCTTCTGCCGGCGAAGCACCACCCGTGTTGCAGTGTCGTTTATGGAAGTGCTGTATTGGTATCCCGTGATATTGACACCCGTTTCCAGCACCCATACTTCCGACGGATCTGGCCAAGCGCGCAGACCGAGCTTTCCTTTTTCCGAATACAGCTGATAATGTCGTCCTGTCTGGCTTTTCGTCTGTTTCAATGCTTTTAAGATGATGTCATACAGGGTCGTATCATTTTTTATGACAAGGCTTTTGATTGTATGGCCTGTGTTCGCAATCGAGGTTGTCGGTATTTGAAAATCATTGGCAATCCTCCTGATCATCTGATCAGCACGCTGGTTGGAAAACACGTACACATCCTGGTTTTTGACCAGATACTGGAGCATATCATACGCGCTGAAAGCAAGCGTATGCTCGTCCGGCGTTCTTGCAAAAACAATGCCCCGAAAAAGCTCTTTTCCCTTCCACTTAAACAAGACTGTATCTCCTTCTGTGACGCTGTAATACGTCTGGTCGCCCTGTTTGACGACGATGGTCGCTTCAATGGAGCGCGGCGCCTGATAACGATGGCCTTCCAGCGATACGCTTTCTGCTACCAGCTCAAGCCACTCTGTGTCTTTAATGACAAACAGTTCTATCATCATACATCACCTGTTTCATTGCGGTATCTTTAATTTTTGACCGGGAAAAATCCAGTGGCCCGGCTGCCTGATGTTTCGTTTGCTTCGTTTGATCATTGCTGTTTTATTGGCGTTCCAAATTTTGCGCCACTGCGTGCTGTTCCCGTAAAACCTGCCGGCAATATCCCACAGCGTATCTCCCTTTTTCACTGTATAGGTTTTCGGAGAAGCCTTCGAAGGGCGTTTTGCCTTTGTTTTTTTCTTCTGCTTGATTTTTCGGGGGGAAGCGGTTTTGTATTCTTTTAATTGAATATCAAACGAGCGATCACCGATATCCTGCTGACCTTCGCTATAGGAAAAACCTTCAATGCTGCAAGTCAGATTCACTTTGGTTCCCGTAATCAAAAACTGGACCGGTTTTTTGGCCTTCATCCATTTTTCAATTTTTGTTATCGCATTTTCCGGCGACGGGAAGTTTTGATATTCTGCTATCGGACTGTATTTCTTCGGAAAAAACGAAGAGAACGAAATTTCTTTCGCTCCCTGTTCGTCAATAAATGTAAGGTCACCAAACTTGGCTACTTTAACCGTCTCATTCTGAACCGTATTTGAAATATTCAGCTGGTCGGGAAGAACGGGGAGCCGCAGCTTGTCCTTCCCTTGTGAAATCCAAAATTCATATACGGATTTAGTCAAATGCAACGACTCCCTTCGTTCCAATATTGATATCCTTTTGCAGCTCGTCTACAAGCGCCTGCTTGATTTTTGCCGCAAGGGTTTCGGCGTCTTGTCCATTATGGAAGTGCTGGTCACCGTTAAATTGAATATAAATCTCTTTTGATCCGGAAACCGCTGCCGTTGGCCGGCTAGCTGAAGTAACAGCGGAAACTTGTCCTGATGAAAGCTCAGACTGCTGGGATTGAGATGGATCTGTCACTTCCATACCAAGAGCCTGTGCCGCTCTCTGAAGGAGGTAGCGGCCACGTATGCCCCGCTCCTCCGGAATGATCCATTCCCGCTTGTTTCCTTCACCGACACGGGCGATTTGCTCTTTTGTGATCAGTCCGCCGTTGGCATATCCAACATACGGTCCGCCACGTTTCAGGCTTTTAATGCCAGGTACATTATCAATTGAGCCGTATCTGCTTTTGATATAGCCGATAGCGGCAGCAGCGTTGTGAATCGGATTTCTAATGTTACCCATGCCCGGTGCTTTATGAGCATTAAATGTGGTCGGGACTGTCTGCATGAGTCCTTGTGATGGATTTCCCGCCTTCGCGTTGCTATCCCACAGGTTAATAGAGTTCGGGTTGCCCCCTGATTCATACTGTGCAATCGTCATTAATCCCGGGAGCCAGCTCAATGGTGTCTTTGTGGCCATCATTGCAGCCATAAGCCACTGTTTCACATTTCCGCCTACTGCACCCATTCCGGAATAAGCAGCTGCCAGTGAACCAGCTTGTTTTTCAGCATATTTTTTCACATCTACGGAATCCAACCCTTTTACTACACCAATAGAGGCAAAGCGGCCGAGACTCATCATAACTCGAGAAGGCGAATGAATATCCAGCTCTTCACGAAATGCCTTCTCAACTTTTTTCGCCAGTTCCTTGGCAGCCTCATGGACCTCGCTACCCTTAGAAGTCATACCTGTAACAAAATTCCCGATCATGCCACTTCCCCAGCCGTTTGATGATTCTTTTGATCGCAAAAACGGCTTATTTACATGAGTATTCACGTATTGATCAGTACCGGTCTGGGAACTATTTTGTCCGGAAGCAAACCCTTTGATTGTACCGCTTCCCCATGAGGAGGATTTATTCACGGTGTTCTGGAATGGTGTTTTAACTTTCGTCTGTAAGAAGCCATCTGTGCCGGTTGCTGTACTGTTCTGACCGTTAGCATAACCATTGACCACCTGTTTTCCGTAATTCGGAGAGTAGGAGATCAAATTATTCATAGGCTGACCAACGTTTTTCTGTTTCCAAGTGGCCATCGAAACAACTTTATCCTCAATACCTTGATCAAAACCCCGAGTGAAATGTTGGCCGAAAGAAGCAGCCTGTTCATTAAGACTCGATGTGTCTACGGTAGGAGATACTGTAGCGGCGACTGATGCTGCGCCGGCTAATGGAGAAACTGCTGATTCTCCGCCTGCAGATGACACAGAAGCCATGTCGTCAACGACGCTCATTCCCAGTTTAGAAGCAGCCTGAGAAAGAAGCATTTTACCGCGACCCTTGTTGTTTTCAACAGGGATCACAAACTCTTTACCCGCTTCACCAATCCATGAAATGGTTGGTTTCGTAATATAGCCGCCCGTCGCATTCGTTTCAGTTTCAAGAACGCTTTTTTGTTTAGGAAAAATACTTGTTGGCGCTGATGACTGAGACTGGACAAGACCAGCAATTCCTCCGCTACCGCTAGAATTTTTACTGGATGAAGACTTACCGGTTTCCTTTATTGTTAATCCAGTAGCTTCCTCACCTCTACCGATAAGGTTATTTATGAACCGTCCTCCAGCGCCGGCCAATTCTTGGAGTTTAATGACCCACCAGAAGGTATCTTCAAACTTCGTCTTAATTCCGTCAGCTATTTCGCCTAACGGATCACCCACATTTTTTTGGAACCAAGCCTTAATACCTTTCCAAGCGTCTTTAACTGCTGTTATAGCTGACTCAAATTTTTCCGAAATGGATTTTTTCGCATCTTCCACTTTTGAGACAATTGGATTCCAAACATTTTCATTAAACCATGTCGAAACTGCACTCCATTTGTCAGAAATCCACGTCCATGCTTCGTTAAGCTTTGTCCAAATCCAGTTTGCTGCATTTGTGACAGCATCACTTACCGGCGTCCAAACATTTTCCATGAACCAAGTTGAAACTGTAGACCATAATTCTGAAATAAAAGTCCATGCTTCGTTGATCTTCGTCCAGATCCAATTTGCCACGTTACTAACTGCTGTACTGATCGGATTCCAAACGTTGTCATAGAACCACGTCGCCACTTGAAGCCATTTTAATTGGATCCAGATTCGCGCATAATCAATATGTGCTTGTATCCAGCCCGCCACAGTTGCCACTGCATTACTAATCGGATTCCAAACATTATCCATGAACCAAGTGGAGACAGTGGACCAAGTGTCTGAGATCCAAGTCCAAGCGTCATTTATTTTTGTCCAAATCCAATCAGCAGCATCAGTGACACCGTCAACTAATGGATTCCAGACATTATCCATGAACCAAGTTGAAACAATCTTCCAAAGAGCTTGGATACCATCCCAGGCAAATAAAAAGGCACCTACTACTAAATTTATGATCGGAACTGCAGTGTTATAAATAGGTGTCCACACGTTATCCACAAACCAGGATGACACGTCATTCCAAGTATCAGTCAGCCATTTCTTAGCATCCTCAAATTTATCGGTGATCTTATCAATCTTGTCTCCGGCCCAATCACTAACTGGGTTCCAGACGTTATCCATAAACCAATCTGAGAAATCAGACCAAGTATCCTTGATCCAATCAACGGCGTTTCCTGCACCGTCCTGAATTCCATCCCATGCTTTAGAAGCGCCGCCATCATCAAACCATTTGCCAATGGATGATCCTAAATCTGAACCCCCGATGCCGCCTGCAATACTACCGACAACTCCGCCGACAGCAGTGCCGACAACAGGGACGACAGAACCAATGGCTGCACCTGCGGCTCCTCCTGCAGCAGCTCCGCCAAGATTCCCAGCAAAAGAACCAACTTTCTCACCTGCATTTTCTTTGTTCATCCCGAGTAAGTCGGTTGCAGCTAATGCAGTTCCCAAAAGAGGGATACCTTTCGCAAATTTTCCCAAACCTTTTAAAGGTGTTAAAACTTTCCCCCATTTTGATGAGTCGGTGGCAGTGGATCTCATGCTTCCGAGCCAGTTTCTGAACTTAGAACCAGAATTTCTTCCGCTTGTGGCATTTTCTCCTGATGCACCGCTCTGACGTCTTCGTAATACCTCGCCTGGAACTCTCAGTGTTCGTCCTGAAGTCCTTGCACTTGTCGGACTTTTTCTTTTTTTATATCTTTTGTTGGCTTTGCTTCCAGAGCTATTACCTCCGCACCCACAGCAGCAACAGCATCTCTGCCCGGTGTTGCGTTTATCAACTTTCTCATTACTCTGCGTATTCCCAGGCGCACGATCTGGGGTATTTTCTTCATTATCATTTTTTTTAAACCAAGGAATTTTTTCAAATAACGAGTCAAGAATTTTTTCTATTACTTTATCTTTAAAAGCTGTTCCGAAGTCTTCTAATGTTTGCATAAACCAATTCTTTTTTTCTTCCGGTTTCTTCTCGTTGATCTTATCAGCAGCTAATTTTTCTTTAGCGATAATATTAACTGTATATGTTTTTTCAAAATCTCTTAAAAGGGCTGTAATCCGATTAACAGTTTTTGTTATTTCATCAACCACTTTTAATTTAACTGTATACGTTTTTTCAAAATGGCTTAAAAGGGCAGTAATTCGATTAACGGTTTTTGTTATTTCATCAATCACTTTTAATTTAACTGAATACCCATTTTTAAGGTTCTTTTGCAAATATCCTAATATTCGTTTTGTAGCTGGGGTGATTTGATCATTGACGAAAAGACCAACTGAAAACTGATTCCCGCTCAACATTTTTCTTATTTTTTTATAAGCATCTGTTACATGTTCAATTAGACTTACAGTAATGTTTCTTTCTTTCGGGAGCCGTTTCAGCTTATGCTCAATAACATCTAGTCCGGCAGTAGCCTGATCATCAAGAATCACTTTAACTTCAAGTGATTTTGCGAATTTTAAAACAATATAGTCATTGATCTTTCTCAATCTGTAAAAGGCTTGGTCCTCTGCCTTAATACTGATTTTGATTTGTCGATTAATGGTTTTCACCTTTTTTTCGACCATTTGAAACCCTTTATGAATTCGTTTTAACTTTTTAGAAACTTTATCTTCCAGGTCAAAACGAGCTGTCAATTTAGCGATATTATGTACCTCCTTTCCTCGATTCTTTTTCCATTAATTCAAGCTTATATCCAATCAGCCCATACAAAAGCGCCTTAAAATTTCTGGGCGCTTCATACAGTTTTAATAAATCTGATGGAGAATAATGAAGCTCGTGCATCGCATAGTAGAGGTACACGGCTTCTTTATGCCCATCCTTGATTAGTTTTTTACTTCTTCTTCCAGATCCTCTAATTCATCTTCGAAACCATTAATCTCAATGGCTTTGTTTAACCAGTTCGCATATTCGCCTCCAACTGAGAGGACGCGTTTCGCAACTTCTACCGGGTCGGCCGTTTTGTAAGCTTCTCGAAGCTCTTTTGAACGGAAGTCCGGATAAACGGTTGATTCAACTGCGATTCGGGCATAAAAGCGCTGGCTGTCTAAATCTTTTACACGGCCTCTGCCTTTGACATTTTTATAAGTTGTTGTTTCTTTCTCTAATTCATCAATGCGCTCCGTCGTGATCGCTTTAAAAATAAATGGTACGATGTCCCCTTTTTTATCAACAAAACGCTTTGAGATCGGCACTTTGATTTCTTCAGCTTCAATTGTTTTTCCCGGCATAAAAAAGGAAAGATCATATACGTTTTCGTTCTTCTCGCTCATGTAAAAAACTCCCTTGTCTTTTGATTGATTTCATCGTGTAAAAAACAGACCTTTCTGAGAAAGGTCTGCGTATGGCTTGTTCAGCTTTGATTAAAACGTGTCAGAAAGCTTTTCAGGCACGTCGAAGTCTTCGAATGTAAATGGAACTTCTTCCTCTAACGCTTCTGAATCGACATCAAGGCTTGCGATTTTGGCAGAGTCAAAGTTGACGTCGTACAGCGTGACTCGCTCTGTGCCTCGGCCGGAGGATTGATCATCCAGAACAGCTTGGAGTGTGAAGTATGGATCGCTGCCTTTTTTGACATAGTCCATCATCAGGATCACGAATTTTGATGTGACTTTATAAAACGTTGCTGTTCCAGTTCCGTTTGCCCCTGTTGTTTTGTGGCCTGTCATGCGGCGGCCCATAATGTTTACTTCAGACTTGTTTTTCTCGACGTTTGCTTCAAATGTTTTGATGTGCGCCATTTCTTCGCCATCAAGAAATAAGCGGCCTTCTTTACCTGAAATTGTGTTTTGAGCTTTTAATGCCATATTAGTTTACCTCCACATTAAAGTAGAATTTTTCTGCTGCGTCGACAGGCTGTACAGCCAGGTCAATCAAGAAGCCGTCACGGTCTTCATTCATTGAAATGGTGATATCTTCATCAGAATCAAAGCCAGTGATGCCGCCAGCATCCTGAAGAGTTGTCATGTATTGCGTGATCATCGTTTTCACATACTGAAGTCCGTCTTCAGACGCCGGAATATCGCTTCCGCTGCCTTTTCTTGATTTAATTAAGGCTTTCAGCTCGCGTGTTAAATCATTATTTACGGCGTCCAGGACACGGACGATTTTGTTTTTCGCAAATTTTTTGTTTTTCTCGGCTGTAAACGTGACGAGTGAGTTAATGTCTTTTTCTACGCTGACGGATTTATCGCGGGCGTCGAATGTGAATAAAAATTCGCCTTTGCCCAGACGTTCAACAATCGTATCGTGGTCAAGGCGGTGTAACACATCAACGGCGCCTTCGTACTCAACGAACGTCAGTGATTGGTTAAAGGTTGCTCCTGCGCTCGCTCCAGCTACCCAAGCCGTTGCTTTGTCCGGCGTAACTTCCGTGCCATCTTCGAGCAGCACACCTTCTGTTACGTTGATGATGCCTTCATAGTCACCGGCATAATTCGCTGTGACCCCTTGCACTTTTTGTCCTTGGCCGTCGCGCAGACGCTTAATGAAAGCAGCAAATGTCGCCTTCAGCTGATCACCTTCCGCAACAGGCAGCGCAATCACATCAAAATTCTCCGTTTCAGCTGCGGCTAAGAAATCTGTATAGTCGGAGTTGACAGGGGCTTTATCCGTACCGCCGGATAAACGGATTCCTGCAGATGCATTCAGAGATTCAGCTGCAGTCTCCCCTTCTGATCCAGTGAGCGGAATCGTCGAAGAAAGATCGCCTGTTCCGGTAAAGGTGACATAGCCGTTAGCTGTTAATTCTTCAGCTTTTTTGACGGTCTGTTTATCAACCTCTGACTCATCCATATACGTTGTCACATCGAAAGAAGCAGCATCCAGCACATTGGGGTTAATGCGGATGATAATGTCATTTCCTTTTGATCCGCCATATACAGCAGTCGCTTTGACACCTTCAGCAATATCAGCAGACGCACGGACACCTTCGGTTAGACGGTACATTAATACCGTTTTCGCATTTTTCTTTGCTTCACGCAAAAGCAATAATGATGGATCATCAATGCTAAGGCCCACTTTTTTGTTTAAATCTTCTACGCTGGAAATGGAGACAAACGTTTTCGCTTCCCCCCAGCTTGATGCAACCGGGAGTGCGACTGTTCCCCGTTCTCCGAGTGACACCCGCTCCTGCGCTGTCGTTTTAAAGTTAAAATAAATGCCTGCACGTTCTTTTTCTTTTCCTGTTGTAAATGTTCCGCCATTCATGATGACATGACCTCCTTGGTTAGAAATGTTTGAATCAATTGATTGGCTTCTGATTTCGTCATACGTGTTTGATCCACGCCAAATAAAGCCCCCTGAAGGATATCCGGCTTAACGCCGAACAGCTCCTTCGCGTGCTTAATCAAATCCGCTGTATCAAAAAGAGTTTCCCGGCTCTCTGTATGTACAGCCTTCTTCTGTTGTTTGTCCTTTGCCACCGCTTATTTCACCCCGCTGTTCATGTCGATATCCTGTAAGACAGGCTGTTCTGTTTTGTGATAATAATACCGGCTGCTCCACCTGATCACCATGACCGCCTCGCCCCTGTCTCCGACCCTTGTCTCAATTCGGGTGATGCGGACCATATCCCCCGTCTTCTCACCTGATTCACTCAGCAGCGGAACCATATTTCTCACTTCTCTGATGGCATCCGCGAGCCTGTCCGCTTCATCAAGCGCCTGAACGGAGTCAAGATGAAACAGCTTCACATTGAGACTGTAGTTTTTTTTAAATGTGGAGACCGTATCTGTTTCCTCGAAAACAGATGGCGATGGGACGTATAACGACGGCACCTGAAACTGATCAGGCAGCTCACGTTCATAAATGGGAACAGACCACCGGCTGTACAAAAATGCCATGACCGATCCTGTTTCGCTGTTCATCCTGTTCCCTCCTTTATAGCTTCTTCAGCCACTGGCGCAATTTGTTTTCCAGCGATTTTTCAAACAGCTGTTCATATAAAAGAAGTGCATGATCCCAGTAGCTCGTGCCCGCGATCCATTTTCTCTTGAGCGCCATTCCCGTTGAAGCCGCGGGATCAAAAATAAACCGTGAGCCTTGAAAATGCCCCGGCACCCATCTCACGTCTTCTTCGGACGTCCAATGGCCGTCATTAAGAAATGAGGCGTACTCAAGCTGTGTTCCAACCTCAAGCGAAAGCCCGCCGCTTTGCACAATCCAGAGATTGTCCTCTGCGCCTTTCTCAAAGGAACTGAGCAGTTTTTCTGTATCAATCGTTTGAGTGCTGATGAGTTCAGATTGGACGATCTCCAGAAAATCTTGCCCGCACTCTTCAAGCCACTGGGACGCCTGACGCGAAAATCCGCCTGATGCCGCCTTTTTTAATGACGTGTTTAGCTGTTTCAGCCCCGCTATTTTCATAGGCTTTCATCCCTGACCGCGATGACTTCCCAATGATGATGCCTGATCCTTTTTGGCAGCTTTAGTATATATTTATGATTCTCCCAAATGATTTTATCGTTCACGCGGATGTCCGCTGACAACGGAAAATGGACGAGAAAGCTGTGATATACAGTTTGATCAGGCTCCTCCTGGATCAGCTGCTGCGTTTTTTCAGTAAAATAGCAAGGGACATCTTGTTCATCGGGTGTATCCGGATATAAAGTCACCGGCTGCAGCTTGTCCGCCGGAATCCCAAATCGGCCTGCAGACGGCGCTTGAGTCGCTTCATGATAAATGTCGCAGCGGTGAATGAGCATCCGCTGATAGCTCATAAGGACCTCACCTTCAGTCTGGAGGACTCAGGGACGTAGCCCGGCGTAATAAACTCTTCGAGCAAATGATACACCACTGGCCGCTGAATGCCGCCTTCTCCGGAAACCGTGTAGGAATAATCCCCCATTTTTTCAGACTGATAGCGTGATGAGGCTGATTCATCGCTGTTCACAAGCGCAAAATACTGGGCTAACTTCAGCAAAGCCAATTTCGCCTTGTCGGGCAGCGGGTCATAAACGCTGTCTTCAAAGCGGTGGCCCGTGATGAGAGCCGCTTCCGCTTCCGCCTCGATGATATCCTGCGCCAGCAGTTCTTCCGGTCTGTTTTTCACTCGATCATAGACCGAATAGGAGGCTACGTCAGTCGGTTCAATGAGCATGAGCTGACCACCCCGTTTCTATTATTCTTTTACGTTAATTAATTTAGCGCAGGCATCCTCTTCCTCGAACTTGCTGTCCAGCTTGGCCGTTAAGACAATAATGAATTTACGTGAGCGGATGTCTTTGTCGACTTCAATTCGGATATTGCGGGAGAAGCCAAGAATGATATTTTTCGGATGTGTGAGAATGATGTCGGAAGCGTCATATTGCGCGTCTCCCTCTCCGACTGTGTACGGCTGAATATTGGATACCCCTTTGACCGGTACGCCGAATGCTGTTGACAAGCCGCCCTGAACAGCCTGGTCCCCAAGGTTTGTCTGGCGGTCTGCCACGCGGTCCTTCCATTCAACTTCTAAGCCGTGCGACGTATAGAATCTGAATTCCTGAGGGATGCGCAAATATTTCGGCGGAACAGCCTTTAAGCCTTTCTTGAATGTCGCTCTGGACAGTTCTTCACCGTTCATGTCAACGATGTGGGACACCGCTTGTTTGCGGATGCCGTCCAGCTGCGCCAGATACGGATCATGTGATGCTGTATCACCGTTTACAATCAGCTCTTCAATATCAACGGCTGCGCGCTCTGCTAAAATCTGCATGATCGTCTGCTGAAGGCCGTCTTTTTCAATATTGTTTTCGAGTGTGTCATACGTAATGTTGATTTCCGCAATGACTTCCTTCGTGTTCAGCTGGACAGTGCTTGTCGTTGGAACTGTCAGCTCGTCGTTTGACAGTGCTTTTCCTTCTTGTGCAGCCCGCAGAATACGCTGGCCGAAGCCGATTTTCTCAAATTTTTGCGAGTCGTTTTCCATTTGAATCACGCGGGATTCACTGAAAATGGTCGGCGTGTTTTGCACCATGCGGATAAAAGCCGATGCTTGCGCAGGGTTCATAAGTCCGCCGCTTTTTAAAGCAGAAAGCGACATTTCCGCTTTCCGAATGATCTCTTGATTTCTCAATTGATTTCCTCCTCTTTGACTGGTTTTACAGCAGTCCGCTCCAGATTGATTTTTTGACTTGCTCTGTATTGTTGCCCGCATCGTCCGCTGTCTGCTTAGACGCGCCTCGCGCTTTTTCCAAAGCTTCGATTCGTTCGATCAGCGGGGCAAGCATGTCCTCAACGAGCTTTTTTAGACGCTCGTCATCACCCGTCTGCTCGGGCTTTTCCTCCGTGTCTGTATTTTTTTCAATCCGCTCAAGCCGTTTGAGCAGAGGGTAAAGCGCATGCTCGAATGATTCTTTCATGTCTTCTTTTCTCATTTCTTCAGTCTCCTTCCCTGTTTTGTCAGTCAGCATCTGCTTGAATACACTGAAGAATCCCGCTTTTTCAACCGGTTCTTCTTTATACACGTCGGCAGTGCCCGCCATGCTGTAGCCGGTGATGATTCCAGCCTTGATCTGTTCCCACACCTCGTCAGACGCTCTTGTCACGAGCACCCACGACCCCTTTGTAATCCGTTTTGACCCGATCATAAAATCATCGGGCGCCACATATGACTCGACCACGACGCCGGTTCCGCCCTCAAAGCTGTGATTGATATCAATCTCCCGTGCCTCCGCGAGAAAGCCGTGCGCCGCTTTTTCAATTTCCTCAGCGGTCATATAATCGCCGTGGGCATCAGGAACATCAGGCTCATACACGATTCCGTACACGAGCTTTTGTTCATCCTGCTCACTTTTTGTAAACAGCCGAACCTTTTTTTCAAATGACGGAGGTCCGTCTGACTTCGTAAAGAAAAATTCTGTCTGATTAGCAGCCTTGTCTACATAACTGACAAAGCTGATTTTGGCATTTCTTAATTCCCGCGCCACCTGCTTGATTCACCTCCCTTCAGGACGTTTTGATCGCTTCGATGCTTTCTTTCAGCTCTTGCATGAGCGCAGTCAGGTTTGTCTTTTCCGCATCCTGTCCTGCCGGCCGTTTATAGATTTCCTCAGGCCACTCCTCCAGCGTTTTGCCAAGCACCCGCCCCGCAAGGTCGCGTAAATCATTCGGCGAGACCGCTCCGGCTGTAATAAAAGGACCGAGCACTTTCGCAATCTCAAGCGGATCACGAAAGTCCGGTCCTTTTAATGTCAGCCTGACGTCATGGATATTCAGCTCCGGCAAAAGCAGCGTGTTCAGTTTATTCACGAGCGTTTTTCGCTCCGGCTGAAAGACCTGCTCCTCCGTAATTTTTCTAGCGGTATCAGCTGTCGCCCGGTTGTATTCCTGCGCCTCGCCTGTATACAGAGGCGGGAGGCGGAACGCCGAGCGCAGCTTATTTCTGCTTTTTTCATCGTACTCAAGAAACAAGGCGTCGTTCTGGAGAATTTCCGCCAAGGACTTGATTTCCACGGACACCGGCGTAATATCCTCTCCCCCGTGGAGATCCTTCTCTTTTGCGATTCCTTCCGCTTCAATCAAGAGAAATTTGTGGGCGTTTTCCACGCCTTCAAGATCATTCATGTATTCTTGCAGCTCCCGATAAGAAGCTTCCGACAGCATCCCGTTTTCCACTGTGATCGCAGCGGGGACGTGACGGCCCTGCTTAAAATACATAAAATTGAGCTCTTCCGCTTTTCGCGCTCCGTATAGATTGACGATATTGCCCACCCAGCGCGGCACGCCGTATACGCCGCTTCCGATTTTGAGGTGAATGGCTTCATTCGCTTGATATTTCTCTGCCAATGTGCTCACATATTCACCCGTGCGCATGTCCATTTTTCTCGGATCACCGTATTCTTTGAAAAATACTTTTTTTCCATTGATCATCTGCACATATTTTCGAAAACGTTTTTGCCGTTTGATTCTCTTCACTTTTCCGTTTTCTTCATACATAAAAGATACTTCAACAGGCTCGCCGGCTCCGCATACACGCATATTTTTCACATCTAAATATTCGATGCCAGCCGGTTTTCCCATCCCGTCCCGAAGCACTTCCATAAAGCCATTGCCTGTTTTTTCTCTGTCTTCGATGGCATAGCCTAAAATCATTTCGGCTGATTCGTCAAAATGAAGACATTTATAAAAGGCTTCAAGTCTGGCCCAGTCTTTTTCCGCCCTTTTCTTTTTCGCCTGATCAACGTCAGTGGCGTTAACATCAAACGTATACTCAACATCAAAGCCAAAACCTGTAATATTGACTCTGTACGCATCTATGCATTGCTGAAGAATGGTCGAGTATTCAGCAATGGTTTTGAGCTCGATGATATTGTATGGCGGTGCGATAATATCCTCTCCGTACAGCTCAGAAAAGTCATCTTCATAGATTTGCTTTGTCTGAGGAGCGGCGGAATTGGCTTTGAATACAGTTGCTCTGACTGTTTGATTGTGCATCATTTATGACCTCCTCCTTTCCCGGTTCGGCCGGATACGTTTGTTTGCTGTCTCTTTCATATCAGCAACCTCATAATCATCAAGCGCATACCAAATAGCAGAAAGCGTATGCGGGTCAATCGTGAATTCATCCTCTATCAGCGCGCCGTTTTTATCTTTGGCATACGTTAGCGACTTGAGCTCATAGATGACATTTTCACAGCGGTCCGAACAGAAGATCTTTTTGAATCGTTTCACCTTTTTGGTATATTGAAGCCTGGAGCCGGGAAACTTTCTGGCTCCGACCATTCGAAAGCCTTGCTGGCGAAAATATTGGATGCTTTTCGGCTCAGCGGAGTCGGCTTTGATCAATTCCTGTGTATTGATAAACTCACGCAGCTCCTCAGCCGTCCTGTCATCTGTCATTTTGTTTTGATAATACTCCCAATAAATGTAGAGGTATTTTTTCTCAGGATCGACAGCGAGCCGGACAACGGCATTATAGGATTCCTCGAACCCAAAATCCATGCCTGTGCGAAAAATCGGCTTGCTGATGGCTGCGATACGTTCTTTTACTTGGTCATGCGGAAGCACCTCAAACTGCGGCAGGACCCTGATCCCGTTGACGCCGAATCGGCCTTTGCGGGCAATCCGGTACAGGTCCGGATCATATGCTTTGAGTCCGTCAAGCTGATTCACATAGCTTTTCGGGAGAAAGAGGTTGTCGTTTGCTGTGGAATGATGATAATACGTATCTCCCTTCACAATCGTCCGCTTTTCGTACAGCTCGCTGTCATCCAGCACAAACCGTTTATTGCGTTCATCCCGAAAAAAATGCCGGTACGTCCAATTGGAGGTGCCGACGGGATTGGTGGTGCAGATCATATGAAGCTTCAGCTCGGGGTGGCGAAGTCGGCCGATTAATTCCTTAAAGCCTTCATACTTCACCTCTGAGCATTCTTCAATCCATATTAATGAAATGTTATGAACCGATTTTAATTTTGCCGGATTATCCATTCCTTTGAACATGATCCGGCTGCCGTTTTGAAAACGCAGCTGCATCGGGGAAGAAAGGGATGCCACAGCCTTTGTGAGGCCGAGCTCTTCAATCACCTCTTGAAACAAGGCGAAGGTCGAATCCCGATGGGTATCGAACACCTCGCGGATGACAAGCGCCGTCCGTTTTTCCTTCAGCAGCTTTAACACGATTTTCAATGCGGTATGATAGCTTTTGGATGAGCCGTAGCCGCCGACGAGAAACTGGTACGTCTGCTCCCAATTGAATACGTAATCTTCGAAATGAGGGTTGATTTCTTTTACAATCATGGCTTGTCCTCTTTTCGTTTGATCATGATTTCAATCGGCTCCTGGCTGTCATCTGTTTTCTCTGCTTTTTGTTTGGCAAGCTTTAATTTCTCGTTTTCAATTTTTTGTTTAAATTGATCCGGAAACAAATCGAAATATAAGGACAGCTTCTCGAGCGCCTTCATTTTATCGGCCAGCTTGATGGCGATGCCTTCTTTGCCGAGCTTCGCTTCCGTCACAATGGTGCCGTCAACGAGCCCGGAATCTTTGACATCGACAAAGCTGATTTCCTTCATAATCGGATTATCATCTTCATCAAACAGCGGCCCCGATTTCCCGACAGCCTGGACCTCTTTTTTTCCGAAGGTCACATAGTCCGTAATATCCGCAAACGCGATCTTGATATAAACCTGCAGCACATCCGTCGCTTCAATAAACATTTCATTGACCATTTCTTTTTTAATGCGTCTGATTTCAGCAGCGACCTTTTCATTCTTTAATAGCCGGCTTCCCGTCACATGGGCGCTGTCCGGAGAATAGCCCGCTTTGATTGCTGACTGTGTGGCATTGAAGCTTTTGACGTAATACAGGCAAAACAGCCGCTGGCGTTCATTTAATTCATCATTGTCTATACGGCGCTGTTTTTGTTCGTTTCTGGTTTCAGAAAACAAGGCTTGTTTCCATTTGTCTTGTTTTTTCCAGATGCCGATTGTTTTCGCAGAAACGCCGATTATATCCGCAATCGCCCGATTTGTGATGTTTCCCTGATGTTGTTGATAGATTGCTAATGCTTGTTCGCGCTGTTGTGTTTTCATGCTACGGCATCACCGCCACCTCCAGCATGGATGTCTATTCATAAAAGCGGCTGATCTTGCCAGCCGCTTATGTGTCATGCTCTATTCACTTATAGGTGGCAAACGTATGACAAGTTTTCAGGCAAGCGATCGATTCATTTCCTCCTGCTGCCTTTGCATTTTTACGATTGCCCGTTTGATAGTTGTTTGCACAGTCGATTTTTTCACGCCGAGAAGATCAGCGATCCGTTCATAAGAAAAGCATTCTACCTTATGCAATAAAAACATTTCTTTTTCTCTGTCTGTTAACAAGGCTAACGCTTCTCGGATTCTCTCTCTGTCTTCTTCTGATACCTGTCCGTCCGGCTCGACCATCATCGTGCTGGAAAATGATTCGATAATTCTCGGATCCTTGATCATCAGCCGCTGGTAGGCATCACGACGGTCAATCGCCCGTCTGATGCCGGGTTGTCTTCCTTTTTCAAGCCATTCTGTTACATATTCAAGATCCGTGATGATATGTCTGATGATTTTTTTATCCTTCAGCTCTTCAGCTGAGAGCATGGATTCATCTGCTTCAGCGAGCGGTTTATATTGTGTTCTTGTTTGTTTTAATGTGCGTTTATATTCAAATAGTAAGTCTTGCATTCTATGATCCTCCTCATTTTTGGCAATAAAAAACGGACACCAATCAACGCACAAATGCTGTGCAGTTGATCAGTGTCCGCAGGCTTTCCGTCTTGGACGTATTCTGTTTTCGCTTTAATTTAATTTGTAGCCGATTTCAAATTCCACGCGAGCAAGGTCTCCCTTCCTCGTTTCGACGAGCGTTTTTCCGTGCTCCGGCGCTTCTGTGACCCATGCTTCCTGCTTGATGCCGTCCACAATAATCACGCGGATTTTTCCGTCCTCCAGCTGGCTCTCCAGCGTAATGGAATCGATATGCAGCAGTTTTTTAGGATTGATCATGTTTCTTTTCCTCCCTTTCTGATTCAGCGCTTTTTTTGGCCTTTTCTAATACCTGTTGGATGTGCTCCTTAGAATGAACAGAATTCCCTTTCAGAAAATCGAGAGCTGCTTTAGACGCTTCCAGCAGTTCAGGCGCAGCCGCCATCAAAGCGGCATTGCTTTTTTGCGAATAAGAGCTGAGGTCGAATACAGCGGCGATCAGCCGGCCATTTGAATATGGGAATCTTTCTTTTTCTTCTTCACTGTATGCTGAATAAATATAGATCGGTTTCGTATCCCCGCACGGGACAGCATGCCACGGCGCAGGGCTTTTCTTTGCTTGTTTTTTTGCCATTACTTTCACTTCCCGTCATCCTTATACCATTGTTCAATGTTTTTTTCTGTTCGCTTTGCCCGAAACAGCAAAGCAATTAAAGCTGTCAGCTGTTTAATCACGGACATTCAGCCTCGCTTTTCCCGCTGTCAGCATTTGCTCCAGCTTTTGAATGACCGGCGTTAAGTCAGTGCCGGATCGGCAGTTCGGGCATGGATGAAAAACAGCTCCAATCCCGGTATGTTCCACAATGACTTTCTTTGTTTGACAAAGCTTGCACATTATCTGACGCCCTCCAATCTATGGTTCAGCTCATAGGCTGCTCCTTTGATAATCACTAAATAGTCGCTGCACATTTCGTAGATTCTCGTGCCGAGCGCTTCATCGACCCGTACAAGTGTTTCAATCGTCAGCTCGCTCGAAAGCAAAATCGGTTTATGATTTAAGTAGCGGTAGTTGAGTACCGAATACATTTGCTCTAATTGCCAATCTGTGGCGCGGGGTTTGCCGTTAACCGGTTTAAACAGGTCATCTATGAACAGCACATCTGTCTGCTTCATCCGGTTCAGCTTCGCTTCCAAAAGATCAAAGTCATTTTTAAGGTCGGTAAAGCCTTCCACGAATGGAAAATAAATGACCGGTACATGGCGTGTTCTCATCAATTCATTGGCAGCAGCGGTCAAAAGGTGCGTTTTCCCCGATCCGGGCTGTCCTAAAAGGCCGATGCTGTTTTTCCGGGCGTCCTTGATTTGTTCATAATCCGCCACATACTCTTTTGCGCATTCAAACGCGTCTTTTATGGCCTGCGGTTTTCCCTCAATGCAGAATTCTTTGAAGCCCAGCTGTCTGAAGGCGGGGGTAATCTCACTAGCACCGAGCAGCCGCTTTACTTTCCGTTCTGCCATGCAGCTGCACATCGTCCAGACTTCCAGGCCGTTCTGGCGGATGAGATAGCCTCCCTGATCCTTGCATCGCGGGCAATCATACCGGCTTGCGTCTGATTCGGCCGGTTTGTCCGCCAGTAATGGACGTCTCCCTTTTCTCAGCTCGTCCAAAATTTGCTCGATTGTTCGTTTTGTCATGTTTTTTCATCCTCTCATGTTGAATTGCGGCATTCTTTTTGGCCTGCTGCGCGAAAAATCGGTCTTCAATGAATTTCGAGCAGTAGCGAAAGGCCTTGATTGTTTCTGAAGCGGCGGTTCGGCGGTTTTCAAAGGCTTGAAAGCATTCCTCAAGCCATTTGATTGTTTGCGTCACAGGAACGCCGATGGCGACAATACGGGCGATGGCTTGATAATCTCTTGAGGAAGGATACACGGTGCGTCCTTCTTGAGCCGACCGTAATTGTGTAAAACGCTTCGCAATGTGATCCACTGCATCATCAGCAGCAGTATATGTGTTTGTTTTATCTTTATCTGAACGGACGTCTGTGTCCGGTGCCTGCGGCGAAAATGGCCGTTCCTTTATGCTCTGGTGTGCAGTTTTGTCCGATCTGAAGCTGAATTTTTTGGAATGCTTTACTGAAATCATCAGTCCGTATGGCGCACGGACAGCCTTTATGTACTTATGAGTTACGAGAAGCTCCAGCCATCTTCTGACGGTTTTTTCACTCACACCGAATACAGCCGCCATTTCTCTCGCTTTTAACGGCTTATGGCCGAGCACGATTCCCCAGCTTACTCCGTCTTTTTCAATTTCTTTTGTTGTAGCGCTGATGAACCAGAGAAACAGCCATAGCGCCGGACCGATTTTGTCATAATGTTCTGAATTCAATAACCCTGAATACGTAGGAAAAGGATAACTTTTATCGACTCTCATTGTATGCCGCTTCTCCTTTTAACCTTATGTATGTTTGAAACTGTTCTTGCGTTTCAAAGTGGAACACCGGAAGGCCGCATGCCGTAAACGAGATGGTGCCGCCGGATTGTCCGAGATGGCGCTGATCTATGGGACTTTTACTAAAAACAATTTGGATCGGATACATGTGATCACTCTCCTAATCTTTTTTGATACATTTCGTATCAACTGTTACCAAGTATAAACGATACAATCTGTATCATCAAGTTATTTTTGATACTTTTTTTATCATAACTTTATTTTGATACATATTGTATCTATAATCATAAGTAACTTAGGGAGTTTAAAAAAGAGGGGTCATAGTATGATAGGCAGCAGATTGAAGAGTCTCAGAGGGAAAAGGACACAGGAAGAAATCGCATCTCACATCGGTGTGTCACGGGCACGATATTCCCACTATGAAAACGGGCGAAGCGAACCTGATTACGACACACTCCAAAAGCTGGCTGAATACTTTCAAGTAACGACTGATTACTTATTAACAGGGAAAGACAAAACATCCGAGGACGATATGTTCTCAGATCCGGACTTGCAGCTTGCATACCGTGATATGCAGGATTTTTCCCCAGAAAGCAAACAGCAGGCCATCGAATTTATCAACTATTTAAAAGAAAAAGAGAAGAACCGCAAACCGAAAAATAAATAAACATTTCTCTGTTCTCTAAAACATATAAAAAATAGACCGATATAAAGAAAAAAGTGTTTATTTTTTAAAGAAAAGGGAAAGATTTCAACACGCTTTCCAGTCCTATACGGGCTTTTCTTTCTCGCTAAAAACAGAACATACGTTCGAAAGGGAGTATTCAATTGGGCGATTACTTATCACATCTGGAGGAATACGTTAAAAATTTATACAACCGGCTGGGCATCACCTCTCCCCATCACATTGACATGCTGAAAATCGCAAAGGACCTGGATATTTGGGTTCATTTTGAGGATATGGGGAGCATGATGGTCAAATACGACGGCATGTACAGTATCGTATTGAACCAAAGAAAATCACGGGAAGAGCAATGGGAAGATTTTGGCCATGAACTGTGCCACGTGTTAAAGCATGCAGGCAATCATTTTCAGATGAACAAGCTTTTCAGGGAACTGCAGGAATTTCAAGCGAATCAATTTATGTACCACTTCTGTGTGCCAACCTTTATGCTGTTGCAGATGGAACTGCCGCAATGGAGAAGCCAGGCGCTTGCCACAATCGCGACGGTATTCCGGGTAACAAAGGAATTTGCTGAAAAAAGGCTTGAAATGTTTGAACGGCGTAAAGCAGGTATTCAATTTCAGAAGCGGCTCGCTTATTTATTATCACATAAGCGGCCAAATGCGTACGAGGAAGGCGATCAGCAGCACTTGCAGGTCGCTGAAGAAAAAGCGTTGTATCAAATCGGCAAATACAGCTGATCAAAAACGGGGCTGGGGACATTTGCCCTCAGCCCGGCATAGATATTAATATTTCGACATCGGAGGCATGGTATTCTGCAGCCACATTGGCGCCGGTTTAAGATGAGGCGCAGATGCGAACGCAATCGGGGCCGGGATATACCTGAACTCGCCCCGGCCGTCAAAGGCTTCGCCATGAGCCCATCTTCCTTGTGAGCTCTCATCCCCTCTGGAAAAGTTAAACAGGTCATAGGCCACTTCCCGCTTTTCGAGCTCACGCGGGAACGTCGTTGGAACGACAATATCGCGTTCTCTTTCTTCCAGCTCTTTAATGGCTGCATACCACATATTTTGATGATAAGTATCTCTTGCAATCAAAAATGACAACATATCTCTTACCCCGGGATCATCAGTCATGGCATAAAGCCGTGTCACCTGAAGGCGCCCTTGGGCTTCCGCATTTAAGTTTGCGCGAAAATCAGCCAACAGATTTCCGCTCGATATGATGTACTTTGCATTCCACGGATAGCCCTCACTATCTGATGCCATCGCACCCAAGCCGGATACAATAGCGTGCTGAGGATTCATCCCTGACATTACTGCTGCAATAGCGGGATTGCTTTTATAAGCATCCTCCTGTACATCAGCCGGTGCATTATCCAGAAGCCTGGAAATCATCGTAGCCAGCATTTCCACGTGCCCGATCTCTTCCGTTCCCACATCACATAACAAATCTTTATACTTGGCGTCCGCCCTGCAGTTAAACCCCTGAAACAAATATTGCATCATGACACTGATCTCGCCAAATTGGCCGCCCAGCACCTCTTGAAGTTTTTTCGCATAAACCGGATCGGGATGAGCTGGCTTTGCCTGATATTGAAGCTCTTTAATATGATAAAACAT